TTCAGTGGTTCGCCCTTGTAATGTCTATGGTCCTGGTGACAATTTCGATCCGAATAATGCAATGGTTATACCAACATTGATGCACAGGATTTATAGTGGTGAAGATCCTGTTGTTGTTTGGGGTGATGGATCTGCAATCAGGGATTTTGCTTTCAGTAGAGATGTTGCAGAAGGCATTATTCTTGCTTTGCATTATGGTACTGGGGTATATCCATTTGTTAATCTTGGAAGTGGTGTTGGTATTACAATTAAAGAATTAATTGAAGCACTCCATAGCTTTATTGATTTTAATTACAAGTTTGATACAACAAAATCATCTGGATTTCCAAAAAGAGTTATGGATATTTCCTACGCTAAAAAGCAAATTCACTACAACCCAACAACCTCTTTGATTGATGGACTGAAAGAAACATGGGAATGGTTCAAGCAAAATCAGGATGAGTATCTAAGGAGGAAAAACTATTTTGCAGATTGAAAAGACAGCACTCAAAGATGTTTTGTTATTAAAACCAAGTGTATTTGAAGATCATCGTGGTGAGTATATTGAAATTTATAATCAATTTCTTTTACGTGCAAATAATATTGGCATTGATTTTGTTGAAGACGACATTTCAACAGCTTATTATGGGGTTCTCAAAGGAATACATGGTGATCAAAAAACATGGAAATTGATATCTTGTTTACATGGTATGTTCTATTTGGTTGTTGTTGATTATGATGAAACATCAATGGATTTTGGAAAATGGCAGTCGTTTGTTTTATCAGATAAAAATAGACATCAAATATTAGTTCCACCGAAACATGGGAATGGGCATCTTTGTTTAAGTAAAAAATCAGTATTTCATTATAAACAATCATCATATTACGATGGTGGTAAAGGGCAATTTACAATAAAATGGAATGACCCAAGGTTCAATATCTGGTGGCCTATTGACAATCCAATACTTTCGAGGAGGGATAGTTTTGCAAAATAAAAACGTATTAGTAACTGGTGGGGCTGGATTTGTTGGTTCTAATTTGGTAAAACGATTAGTAGAAATGGGTGCTACCGTAAGAGCAACATTGCATAATAAGGAAGCCCAAATAAAAGATCCAAAAATAGAGTATATTCAATGTAATCTACAAAATCCAGAAGATTGCAAAAAAATATGTAAAGATATCGATTATGTATTTTTGTGTGCTGCAAATACATCTGGTGCTGGGGTGATGGAAAATACTCCGTTAGCACATCTTACACCTAATGTAATTATGAACTCTTTGATGTTGGAAGCTGCCTACGCTGCTAATGTAAAAAAAGTTATGTTTCTTAGTAGCACATCAATTTATCAACTGACAAATTATCCAGTAGCAGAAAATGATGCAAATCTTAATTTCTTTGAAAAATATTACATTGTTGGGTGGATGAAATATTTTTCTGAAATTATGTGCAAAATGTATGCCACAAAAATAAAGAAGCCAATGACAACAATGGTAATCAGACCTGGAAATATTTATGGACCGTTAGATGATTTTGAATGGGAAACATCACATGTACTGCCAGCTATTATTAGAAGGGTTGTTGAACGACATGATCCGATTGAAGTATGGGGCGACGGGAGTGATGTTAAAGATTTTATTTACATAGACGATTTTATAGATGGTATAATTCTTGCGATGAAACATATTGATTCATTCAACATTTTAAATATAGCGAGTGGTAATGCCTATTGTTTAAAAGATTTAATCCCAATTATTTTGAAACTTGGTGGTTATGAAAATGCTAAAATCAAATATGATACTACAAAGCCAACAATGATTCCAAAAAGACTTGTTAATGTAAATAAAGCATACAGTCTACTTGGTTTTGCAAGAACAACTTTGATAGAAGATGGACTCAAAAAAACAATAGAATGGTATAGAAGTACATTATAAATGTCTGATATTACCGCTATAATTTTAGCTGGTGGGAAAGGAACCCGATTAAGATCAGTTGTTTCTGATAGACCAAAATGTTTGGCCGAAGTTAATGGAAAGCCGTTTATATTTTATATTTTAGATCAGTTGAATAACACACCATTAGTTAAAAAAGTTGTATTGTCTGTTTGCTATAAATGGGAAATGGTTAAACAGGTAGTTGATGATAAATATAAAGATTTACCAATTGAATATTCACATGATTTGATTGAAAATGGTGGTACGGGCCATGCTGTAAGATCTGCAATGTCATATGTAGAAACTTTTGAAGTGCTGATAATGAATGGTGATACATATATTGACACTTCATTTTCTAATTTTATACATGAAACAATGTTTGGTTATGGGAATACAGGGTTTATTTTAAATATATATGACAGTATTAAAAGTATGGGTGTATATTTAACATATAAAGATTTTATACAAGACCAAATACCATGTGATATACAATATTCATTAGAAAAATCATTTTTATCTGCTGTATTTACCTGTGGTATAATACCATATGTTATTAATAGACCTTATATCGATATTGGCACACCACAAGATTATAATCGTGCAAATATGTTTATGGATAAATATTTTAAATTGAGTTAATTACATCGTTTTTTATATCCCCAACCACTTTTTGGGTATTCTCTACAAGATCTGTATCCTGTACAACATTTGATATATACTTCAGCACACGTTCTTGTAAAATTTTACTTCGTAACCTCATTGTATCCATTTGTTTTGCAACGATTTCTTGATTGTTTGTAAATACAGTCAACCTTAAATCAAAAATAGGTTTGAATTGATCACAGATTTCTTTAAACACACTTTGTTCAAATTTATCATGCAACATGTCTCTTCCAACCCAATTTAATAGTTTAACAAATTGATTGAAGCAACTATCTAATGTTGTTACTTTAAGCCCCTTAGTATCATCACCATGGTTTGTTCCTTCTATAATTTTACATACCGCATTATAAAAATATAGTTGGTGTCTGATATAATACACCCAAATTAGAAAAGGGTTTTTTGGCATGTAGTCAAGATCATCAGGTTCAAGATGACGATTACGATCACGATAGTAGAACAAATTATAATTAACAAATAATGCTTTATATCTATTTAAAAAGAACTTGGCCATGAATAAATTATCCATATTAGCTCTAAGTTCATCAAATGGTTTATTTGGCATCAGTGTAGTAAATACATCTTTTTTGCATAACCCAAATAAAGTTGGCAGTACAATTCGTTTATGTACTGCCTTATGAAAACTTTCATAATATGATTGTTTTAAATTGTACACACCATCTTCATTTGCTATTAATGATCTCGTTGCCTTATTGTGTAAATCAATAGCTGCCCCATTGGAATATATTAAATCTGCTTGGTCATTTTCATTTGCTTTATTTAAAAGTAATTCGAAATAACTGTGATTTAATAAATCATCATCGGATAAACAACAAATAAAATCACCAGTTGCTATTTTCGATAGTTTTTGATGCGCTTCTTCTGCAGATCTCCTTTTATCATCACGAAGTATCTTTACCCGTTTATCATTACCAACTACCTTTTTACATACAGCTATAGTATTATCAGTAGATTGATTATCTAAAATTAGTAGCTCCCAATCTTTGTGCGTTTGATTTAATATAGATGTTATCATTTGTGGCAATAGATCATCTTTTTCCGTTTTTGTTATTGAGTTGTAAACTGGTAGTGTAGCTGTCACCCGCGCCATTTTTTATTTCCTTTACTGTTTTGGTATTGTTACTTTAGTTTCGTTTTGGATATCTTTTTTATCCTGTTTCCATCCTTCCTCGATATCCTGTCTTATATCCTTTACCGATCTGTTTTCGGTAATTTCTTCCTTGTTATTATCTGTTTTCAACTCTAAATCTTCTTCTGTTAATTTATCGATAGCAGTATAAATCTCAAGGAGTTTATCATCTGGCATATCTGGCAACGCCCTTTTTGCAACAACTTTCATCAATTCCTTTTTAAACGTTATTTCTGGAATTAATTTATCTGCCATAATTGCATTCTCAAGATTTTGTGATAAGTCGTCAATACTGAAATCTTTAGATCTTGATATTGCAATAGTGTCAAAAATACTACTTTTATTCTGCCACTTCAACCAGTATTTAATAATACCAAGTTCTGTTTCAGTAAGGTTTTCACTTTTCTTTGACAATACCAAACTTAACTGTTGGTATTCATATCGCAAAGCAACGCCAGATCTTACCTGATCACTTTTTTCATGTGCATGAATTCCAGAAAGATGGGATAATTGAAACACTTCACTGATTTTTTTACTCATCCATGCAAGAATAGCTTCAACTGGTTCTTGTACTGCTGACTCCAACCAATCTGGTTTTGCCCATTCTCCTTGTATATCTGGGGGAAATTCTAATACGGCTGTAACACCAACAACATCATTTGTGGGATCTCCTTCACGTACCATTGGTGCTCTCATTTGTGGGAAACCAGCAAATTTTATAACCTCTTCACCATAAGAAATATTACGGATAAGACTTGCTGTGATTCTTGAAATTTCTTTGATATCTGAAACACCGATATACGGGTTGATAACGCTTTTAATATTTTGAAACCAAACAAATGGAATTTCACCTAATGGATTTTCACCTTCATTTATTAACATTGGTTCAACATTTCCATAATCCATATGGTACGCTTTCCCAGGCTCATTTGCGTATTTATTATCCCCTGGTTTTGGTTCGTAATCAGATGTATCTTTATGTTTGTGTACTCTAAATGGTGATGGCGAACCTTCAGGAAGTTTCCAGATTTCCCATTTGTCTTGCCACCATAGTAAATATCTATTATCAAAATCTAATAGTTTTAAATAGGTTAAAGTTGGTCTGTTTGTTATCGGGTCTCGTTCATGTTTCCAATCAAGAACATTTGGCAATGTAAAAAGTGAACAATATGGGTAGATGCCTTGTTTTACATCATCCTTCAATACTTTATTTCGACTGTTTGGTTTATCCACTAAAACACCAACAGCTCCATAAATTGCTGCCATTTTCTGTGCTTCATTTAATAATACGTCAAAGTTAGTGCCATATAAATCTGCATCTTTGACAAATATATTCCATAGTTTATCATTAATAAGATCATTTAGATCCCGCACAGCTGGTTTCTCTGTTAAATAAAAGTTGAACAAATCAATAATAATACTTGAGTAATTAAAGCATATGCCCTCATCTTGTCTTGCTCTCCAATTTTTATCCGATTCCCGATCATGTTTTTGAAGAGCATAATCTATAAACGGTCTACCCCCTTGGTAAGCAAGACCATAAAATGCCCAATCTTTTAAATTTTCACTGTGAACTTCGTGTGTGTGTTGTAAAGTTTCAATATCCATTAAATTATTCTCCTCAGTTAAAATGTTTATTTCCAATATAACTTATTTCGTGGTCTTCTGACATACCTTGGTTTATTTGCCCAATTAAGAAATTGTGATACACTGTCTGTAATATCATCATATTTATACGATGGGAACATACAAAGCTGGTCTTTTGTTTCAATAAGCCATGGTGCTCTATCTGGGAAATGCACTCTGCCAGATTCGAATAGTCCGGTGGTTGCATCCAAACGAACATGTTTATCTAAATTCTTTGTT